GATTTCACTGTGGCAGCCAACTGGCAAACAGCCTTAGCTTCACTAACTGGCTACAACAGCACAAAAGGCTTCTTCCCAAGATTTAGAATTGTGTCGACCACAGCTGTAGACGCTCGCTCGGCTGTTACTGGTCGTATCACTTGCACGCCAGACAGCGCATGGACACCAGAGGAAATTGGCTTTACACCGATTGTTGTCTCAGGGCAAGTGGCTCAGTCTTGTGTTGGTCTTTATGACAACACTATCCCAGCAAGCCCAGTGCTAGTAAAAAAAGAAATCATGCTAACTACAGCCGCACTAAATATGGACTTGCCGTATAACTTTGACGCAATTGCTAAACCATTTCGTATAAAATTAAGGCGGGCTGGTTATGATGAGGTTATCTCGCTAGATAATTCGTTTCAGAAAGGTAAAAGCGCACCATTCTCCCAAGTCTTTAGAAAGACTATTGTCAATGCGACAGCGGCGGCTATCACAGGTATCACTGTAAATGGTGGGACTAACACTGTCACCCTGACCGCTAACAATAGTATTGGTAATGTGTACGACTACTTACAATGGTGGGGAGCACAGGTAGCAAACATGGAGTATGCAATACCTCTTGTCACATCTGACCTTAGTAACTTTACCTCGACCTACAACATCGTCATAAACACGGGCGTAACCCTCTCGGGTGCAGGACAGATAACTATCTCGGGTGGTGCAACACTTACCATGACGGGTACAGCACAGTCAGCCTTAAACATCACACACACCAACGCAACAAAGGTTTGGACGAGAATCAATGTCACGGGAATATTTAATAATTCGAGATTACAGCTATACAGCACCGTTGCCGCAGTAGAACTTTTTAACGGTATTCCCGGTACGTCGAAAGAACATCAAATCGAGTGGAGTGCTGATATAGCTATTCGCTACCGTGTGTCATATCAGAGCGGGCTAACGGCAAAAACATTTATTGACGGCACATCCACTTTGATAAATACCGGGCTGACTATCCCAATTTCGCAGGTAGATGACCCCGTTTATATTGCCAATGCGGTTAACGGCAGTACTATTACAGGCATCACAATTACACCGTCTCCGGCAAGAGTTAAAATCAATTTAGCGGGCGGAACAATCCCGTGGAAAAATATTTATGCTTATCAGGTTTTTTGGCTATTCGGGGCCGTGGGCATAGCAGATCAGGCGGCTTTTATTACCGCTCCGGACACAGCCAACTATATTCTTGCAGGGTTCGATATTCGCAACGATTCGACGGTGGCACTTACCTTAACTGGTGGGTGGGGTCGCGATTCTGTTACAAACACGATAGACGGGGCGATAGATGAAGCCGGTAGTGTCGGGAATATCTATGCAGAGCCGGATCACATTGTACCTTACAACGCTGGAACATCGAGCGCTTTAACCTTAGCGCAATTCATAGCTTTAAAATAAAGGAAAATCAATGAACAACGATCAACCGCAAAACCGATTTGAGCGAGAGATAGAAAAGACGAATAAGATTCTTGCCGAGGTTATGGTTATGGTTGCGAGTCATGAAGCGTATGTCTCCGACGGAAGGAAGTGGAGAAGTGCGGTCGTTGGCATTATCTTCACGATGGTTTTTCAAGTATCTGGAGGATTATATTTATCTGGTCAGATTACCGAGCGGGTCAATTATAGTACAGAAAGAATAAACCGTGTGGATATTAGAATAGACCAAAATGAAAATGAAATCAGGAGTTTACTCCGAGAGCCACGAGGCAATGGAGGAAATCTTAAGAATCAATAGAATAATCGCGTTTTTTGTTAAGCGCAAAAACTACGACAGTGCGCATTATTTAATGGTGGTCAATCAAATAAACATAGTGAATTTAATGGAGTTGATCGGTGGATTTAAAGACTAAAGAGGACTTGTTAGACTTAGACGTACAACTTGCGGTAGTTGAAAGTAAGATGGGTACTTGGATTACCGAGATTAAAAATGTAATTGGTTCTTTAAGTTTTGTTAGACACAAGATACACAATATGGTTAAAGACGAGTTAAACCAACAAGGAGATTAAAATGGATAAATTATTATCAGGATGGAAAACTTACCTAACAGTTTTGGCGGCAATTATCACGGCAGTAGCAGCTTTTGCAAACGGGGCTATTTCTTTACCCGACTTAGTTACAGCTATCTTTGCGGCAATCGGAACGGCAACGATGCGACATGCATTAACTACAACCGTATCTAACGCAGTTGATAAAAAACTCTAATGTGGGCTGTAATAAAAGCTGTATTACAAATTCTCTACCTTGTCCTTAAAAATAAGTTTGAGAAAGACGCTGAGAAAAAGATAGAGAAAAAGGAATTATATGAAGAAGCTAAAACTGCCATTGTATCTCGGGATGCTTCTGCCATTACTTCTATTTTGGATAGGTTGCGGAAGTAGTTTAAAGTTGCATCCTGTTGTTCTTGTCAATGGCGAGTGCAAGTACGAAGGTGAAGATATATGCTACCCCCAGAAGGGGTACACAGCTTTTTCTGACAAGTACTTAGAAGAAGTTATTAATGTGAAGATTAATCAATAAATAAATTTTATCGTTTATAGGGGGCTGATATGCCATTCGCATTCTCTGATTTACGTGAAGAAGTCAAGCGTCGAGCTACCAAGAACCAAGGTGGTACGCAATTTGATACGGGAATAAAAAACGTAATTAATACTTCAATTTTTAGGATTGCTCGTGAAGCTCGTTGGCGTAGCCTTAGACGCACAGCTACATTTAATACGGTTACTTCATATTCGACAGGAACCGGTGCGGTTACCGTTACTGCTAATTCTGCTAATGTAACAGTTACTGGCGCAACTTTTATTACTAATAATATTACTAAAGGAAGATATATAACTTTTAATGGTAATAACACTATATTTAAAATAGCTTCTATTACTGGTGAAACAACATTGACTCTCGATGCTGTTTATAACGGAACTACTTCAACAACGGCAAAATATTCAATTTATCCACAAGAAGAATATACCCTTCCAATACAGGTTGGACATTCAGCTTTCTTTTGGCATAGGGCGTACGGTTATCCTACGCAAATGCAATATATTCCTACGCAAGAGTTTTACAATTCTAGCACTTATGATTTAATTACAAGTATTCCATTGAGTTATAAAATGTGGGGTATGGATTCAACTATAGAGCAACCACTAAATACATCTGTTGTTACAATATCATCTTCATCTACATCTGATACATCAATATCTGTAACTGTATTCGGAATTGTTTCTGGGTATCCAGATTATGAAATAATTGTAACGAATGGCTCTAATGGAACAACTGCCGTTCCTGGGTTAAAGAGTTTTTCATCTATTGAAAGAATAACTAAAAATCAATCAACAATTGGAAGAATAACCTGCACCACAGATACAGGGAATACAACAGTGGGTGTTCTTTTGGTTGGGAATACAACTACAGGCCCTTATTATACAAAAATCCAACTTTATCCATTGCCTAATCAGGTCATCCCTATTAACTGTTTCTATTACAAGATACCGTATCAACTTGTCAATGATGGCGATGTTTCAGAGATTGGAGAAGATTTTTCTGAAGCTATTATTCTTTTGTCTACCGCAAAGATGAAAGCTGAACAAAACATGAAAGAAGATAGAGATTTCTTTCAAATGTATGCAGATGAAATTTCTTCTTTAAAGAAGACCAATGTTGATAAAGTGGACTGGAATCCTACTTTAAAAAGATCGGGAAAAGGAAATAACCATAATGGGATTATAAATCCTCTACAAGTGGGTTCTGGGGGATTTTATGGATGGAGGAGTTATTAAATGGCTGGCGGTAATTATACAAGTCAATCTGCACCAGTAGCAGATATTAATTTTAACGGTGGATTGAATTCTTCTAGTGGCCCATTATCTCTTAAGGATAACCAGTCTTCCGGATTAAGAAATGTTGATTTTGATAAAACTGGAAGTATTCTTAAGCGCAATGGATACACTGCATTAAATACAACCGCTATTACTGGGGCTACGTCTTCTGATGGTTCGCATTGGTTTGAATACTTATCTACTGGCACTTATACATCGAAATTATTAAATATTACAAATGGTAAAGCTTATAAGATGGATGACCTAGATGGTACGTGGGATGATATTACGGGTACTGGTGGATACACAGCAACAAATTTTAATGATTTTGATAATTGGCTAAATACTGTCTACATAACTAATAATTCAAATCTTCCTAATCAATGGAATGGCACAGGAAATACTTTGCCAATGCCAGCATTTGGAACAAATTATTATTCTTTTAAAGTTTCTGGTGTAACGGTTCCTCCGACAGCAACTGCTACATATACTAACAATGCAGTTACATTTACTGTGCAGTACGCATCTATAACTTCAGGGGCTGGCACAATTATTGCTTCTGGTAGCAGTGCTCCGTCAACTTCCGGAACATTAACAAAATCAGGTGGTACAGGAGATGCTACGATAACATTTTCTTCAGTTGCAGCAAACATTAACATAGTCAAATCTAAGTTTGTAAGACAATTTAATAATTACTTATTTTTGGCTAATGTTACTGAGGGTTCTACAGTAAACAGATCAAGATTATATTGGTCAAATATTAAGGATGATCTTACATGGCTTGCAACATCTTTTATTGATATATCTAAAGACGATGGTCAGCAGATTACTGGGTTTAGGGTTCTTGGCGATAGAATTGTTGTTTTTAAAGAACGGTCTATATATATTTTGCTATTTACTGGAGACAGTACATTGCCGTTTGTATATCAAAAGACAGCTTCTCCCGTTGGATGTATTGCTAGTTTTAGCATTCAAGAGGTAGAAAATGGTCTAGTGTTTTTATCTTCTGACGGACTATGGTACTTTGACGGTAATAGTTCCAATAAAATAAGTATGGATATTCAACAAACATTTGATGGTTTAAATAAAACCCGATTGAGTCAATCTAGGTCGATGACACAGAAAACTAAAGACAAGTATTTCATTTCTGTTCCTTCTACTGGTCAAACAAACAACGATCTTGTCCTTATATGGGATTGGTCATTAAATTCTTTTAGTGTTTACAATGGTATGGCAATATCTTCTATGGTTACGGTATATGAAAATGCCCAAGAAGAAAGAATATATTTTGGAGATTACTCTGGATTTGTATATCGTATGGATGTTGGGGCTGACGATTATCCGTTAAATGTAAGAACAGCTATCAATTTTTATTATTATACTAACTGGAAATCATTTCAGGATATTGTGGATTCTAAGGGTATTCCAAATATATATATATATTATCAAACTTACAATACGACTCTAACATTCTCTTATTCTTATGATTTTGAAGAAGGGGATACTTATTCTCAATCATTTTCCATATCAGCTGGTGTTTCAACTTGGGATAATGCTATATGGGATAATTTTAATTGGGCTGGTTCCGGTGGTGCATATACACGTCGAGATTTAGATGGAAGAGGAAAAGTTGTTAGATTTAAGTTTTCTAATATGAATCTTGGAGAAAAGGTACAGATTGACGGTTTAGGTTCATTTGTGCATTTGGAAACCAACGTATGATTTTATCATTTACTAA